ATGGTGTTTATGAACCAAAAGCATCACGTTTAACAATATCAAATGCAATGGATGTAGGTAATCCTAATAATTTTAATCGTATTAAATTTATATATGAAATGTTTTGTGTATCTGATAAATCAATTACAGATAAAAACCTTGATAAAAAAATACATCAAGATATTAAAAAAGATATTAAATCAATAACTATTTCTGAAGTTGAAACATCCGAAACAATTAAACAAATTTGGTTTCAATATAATTATATAATTGATCCACATACCGCAGTTGCAATAGCGTCAATGGATAAAATACTAAAAATTAAAACAGATAACATAAAAACATCGTATAATTATGAAGTAAATTATAGATTATATGAAAATAATTCAAAATTATTAAGTAAAAATTTTGTATCTAATAAAGATGTTCATCATCAAGAAAAACAAAATAATGAAGAAAATGATGATTATGTAATTATAATTTCGACAGCGAAACCTGAAAAATTTAAAAAAGTAATCGAAAAAGTTATTAGTAAAAATATGCCAAATCCTTATTTTATTAAATTATTAAATAAACAAAAAGAAAATTATACATTAAAAAATGATTATTTAAAATTACAAAAATATATTAATTTTGTTAAAAATGGTATCTTGATATCTGGTATACAAAAAAAATATATTACGTTAATCGGAATGCCAGGTTGTGGTAAAACTACAATAAGTAAAAAGTTAAATGAATTTTATAATATTCAATATCATGATACTGATCATGAGATTGAATCTATATATGGTATGAAGTTGATTGATATGGTTAAAATTTTTAATACTTCAGATATTGAATATATAGAGAATCAAGTTTTATTAAATGTTGATTTTATGAATCATAATAATATGATAATTAGTACAGGTGGTAGTGCAATTTATTATCCAGATGCGATGGAATATTTATCAAAAAATTCACTAATAATATTTATTGATGTATCAAAAAAAGAAATATTGAGAAGAACAAAAAATTTAACAAATAGAGGAGTTATATTTAAAAAAAATCAGACAATTTATAATTTTTATAAAGAAAGGTATAAATTATATTATAAATATGCTGATTTAATAATACAAGAAAACAATATTGATATCATAATAAATCAAATTTATAAATTTATCAATTAAATTGATAAATTATTTTTTATATTTTTTAAAAATATAAAACAAAAATATATTAAATGTCTAAACTTAATTTATCAATTGCAGATTTTTTACCAAAATTTCCTTTTTATAATGATTTATCTTTAAAAGATTCAGCTTCAGATTCAGATTCTGAATCAGGATCAGATTCTGAATCAGATTCTGCTTCAGATTCTGCTTCAGATTCGGGATCGGATTCAGGATCGGATTCAGGATCGGGATCGGGATTGGAAGTAAATCAAGAAGAAGATTATACACAACCATATGGTAATAAATTATATAATCAAACAATATTTGATAAAACTGAATATTATAATAAAAGATTACCAAAAATAGAAAAAAAGCCAAATCCAGGAGAATTAATGACACATCAAAAAATTATTTCACAATATATGTCAACAACTACACCGTATGATGGTATATTATTGTTTCATTATATGGGATCAGGCAAAACGTGTTCAGCAATTGCGATTGCTGAAAAGATTAAATCGGTAAATAATAATATAAAAGGTGTGTTAGTATTGGCTGGTGGTCCATCGATTATAAATAATATTGTGAAGGAGATAGTTTATAGATGTACGGATGGGAAATATATACCTACAGATATTGAACAAATAATAGAAGTTAACAGATTAGCAAAATTAAAAAGAAATTTGAAACCATTTTATGAATTTAACACATTTGAAACATTTATAAATACGTATAAGATGGATAAAGCAAAATTTCATGATATTTATAGTAATCATGTGATAATAATAGATGAAATACACAGATTACCAAGAAATAAAGATAAAGATAAATGTCAATATACATTTATTCATGAATTTTTACATTCTTGTATGAATAAAAAGGTTGTTTTATTATCTGGTACCCCAATGACTGATAAACCATCAGATATAGCAGATGTTATGAATTTGATATTACCTTTAAATAATCAGATGCCCCAAGATATTGATTTTAATACTAGTTATATAGTATTTGATAAAGAAACAAATCAGTTTAAGTTTAATACAAAAAAATTGTATGAATTTAAAAATTTTATAAAAGGTCGAATATCATATTTAAAATCGATTGAGTCTGATGCGATATTAGAATATCAATTAAATCAATCCATAAGAAAAAACAATAATGATAGTAAATTTACGCTATATTATTTAGATATGTTACCGAAACAGTATGAAACTTATAATTTTACTTATCAACAAGAGATTATGAAAAAATCTAATCAGGAATTAACAAATACATCTATGGATGATTCTAAAAAACAGAATAAAATAGGATCATCAGGATTACATAATAATTCACGTCAAGCGATTCTTGCGATATTTCCCGATGGATCATATGGTTCTGAAGGTTCAGGAAAATATATAAATCCTGGTAAAGAACAGATAACACCATTAGGTAAAATTACAACAGGTTATAAATTTCAAGATAATGTTCATGCAAAAAACCCTGAAGAAAAATCTGTACGTACTTGGTTAAATCAAGGTATTGCAGGATTAAATCAAGAGGCTAAAATGAGAAAGAAATTAGATAATTTGAGAGAATTATCGGTGAAATATGCAGATGTAATAGAGAAGTTATTAAAAAGTTCTGAGATAACGGGTAGTAAAAAGAATATAAATTGTAAAAGTTCATTTATATATTGTGAGTATGTGGATAATTCTGGATTGATATATTTAAAATTATTATTAGAAGAGTTTGGGTTTGAATATTATAATGGTGGTAATCAAAATTTACAAAAAAAACGTAGATTTATTGCGTTATCGAGTAATATGCAAAATGCGAATCAGATATATAGTTTAATTGAGAAATTTAATGAACCTAAAAATTGTAATGGTGAATATATAAATTTTATCATAGGTAGTAAAATTATTAGTGAAGGAATTACATTAAAGAATATACAAAATATATTCATTTTAACGCCACATTGGAATTTTACATTGATTGAACAAGCTATTGCAAGAGGAATTAGAGCTTTTTCACATAATGATTTAAAAACGGTTTTAAATAATTTTGATCCGATTAAGGTAGCAATATATTTATATTGTGTTAGATTTCCAACAGAAGAATTGTCTGATTCAATTAATTATAAAATGTACAAAACTTCGGAAGATAAGGATATAATCATCAAAAACATTGAAAAAATTATAAAAGAATCAAGTTTTGATTGTGCGCTAAATTACAAACGAAATTATAGAGATATTGGTGATTATAGTAGAGAGTGTGAATATGATAAATGTAAATATTATTGTGATGATGTATTAACAGAACATAGTGAAGAAGGCTCTGGTGAATTAGTTAATTATGTGAGAAGTGAAGATGATAATTTAACTTATAAATTATATTATAATGAATTTAAGATAAAGAATATAATTAAAAAGATAAAAAAATTATTTTTAACAAATTTTGTGTTGTCGTATGAGGATATATCATTATATTGTGGTATTCATATTAATGAGTTAATAAAGTCGAATAAAATAGATAATATAATAATTGATGATTATGATATATTATATTCCTTAAATTATATTATTAATAATAATGTATCATTGGAATATAAGTATGGTTTAAGATGTTATTTGTCGAATAATTCTAATTTTTATTTTTTAACGAATAATTTAATATATTCAAATATACCGATTGATATATATTATACTAAATATCCAGCAATTAATTCTATTAATTATTTTGATGATATTGTTAGAGATATTAGTAAAGATAATCAACCTAATTTAATTGATAATCTATCTAATATAAATATACCATCATCTGATTCTTCTCCAGGTGATATTGATAATTTAAATATACAAAGATTATTAATATTTCAAAAATTAAGCCAAGAAACTCATTCTATTTTATTAGAACAATCATTTAAAGCGAATTTTTTATTAAAACAAACAAATTTAAAAGTACATGATGGAAAAACATTAAGTGAAATTATAACAAATCAACAGAAATATTATATTGAATGGTTTAGTAATATGTTTAAATATTATATTCATGAAATTAGTTTGTCTGTTGGTAAATATCCGGTGTCATTATTTTTGAATGTTGTTAAGCCAGAACCGGTATATTCATATTTTGATACAGTTTCATTTAATTGGAATAAAATTACAGATAAAAAAGATATTTTGGCTTGTCAAAAATATATTCAAAAATTAAATGAAAAACTATCGAAAAATAAATATGGTTATTATGGTATTCTTGGATTTGATAAATATATTATATATGAAATATTACCAGAATCACAAAGAAGTGGAAATTTAAAAGGTAAAGAATGTAAAAATTGGAATTTATATCAACTATACGTTATATTCTTAAAACTTGGCAAACCAATTCCAAAAAGACATGGTGACACAGAAATTGAATTTCCATCAGAAAAAAAGATGATAAAATTAATAAAAGAATCAAAAGATGCTGCAAAAGCATATACTGAACTTTCAAAATCTACGAAATTAACAACAGATCAAATTAAAATTCTTTTTTGGTATGTTAATTATAAATCACAAAAAAATCGTTTATGTCAAGATATTTTCGACACTTTTAATGAACTAAATTTGATTATACCTTTAAATTTATCTGGTAAAAATTCATAATCAATTTTATTGATAGTATATCTTAATGGATTTTAAAATATATATTTTAAAATCTATATTTTAATTTTGTACAGTATTATTTAATGTTTTTTTGATTTATTCAGAGAACGTTTTTTAGATTTAACTCTTGAACGTTTTTTAGATTTAACTCTTGAACGTTTTTTAGATTTAACTCTTGAACGTTTTTTTGATTTTTTCCCTTTATCATTAACATCCACTATTTTTATTAAACATCGTTTTTTTCTTCCATCTTTTGGTACAACACAACCTTTTGCAAGACGATTTTCTCGTTCTCGTTTACTTGTTTGTCTGCAATCAGCTCTATATGAATCATAACGTTTGTAAACATCGTTAAATGTTGGAATATCACATTTAGGAATACCTAATTTGTTATTTACCATGTTATGAATGTCGTAAAGCCATCGTGAGAGTTTTTTTCGAGAATCAAGAAATTTATTAATAGGGTGTTTTTTAATAAATTGATGATATGAATCTCTACAATATTTACAAGGAAAAATATAACCGATTGTTTTAAAAAATAATTTAGTTTTCTTTTTTCTTAATATATGTTCTTTATTTGATTTGTCTATTTTGATAGGATAACCCATAACACATGCATGTAAAAACACCCATCCAGCAGGCCCCCAAACTTTGGTCATCATGCCATTATTTTCTTGTGATTTTTTTACCATTTATTAAAAGATAGATAAAATTTAAATATTAAAATTTTTATATAAAAATATGTCAAAGTTTGTTCATAAATTAGGAGGTTCTATAATGGGGAATCCTCAATTATTAAAAAATATAATAACTCAGATACCAAAATATAAAAATTCTGTGTTTGTTGTTTCTGCTGTAAATACATCTATAGATAAATCAATTGGTACAACAAGTTTGCTTACAAGATTATATGAAACAAATAATTTATTTGAAAAAAAAGAAATTTGTAATAAAATTATATGTATTCATGAAAAATTATCTGATAAACTTGAAATAAATATTGATAATTTACAATATAACTTTAATAAAATATTAAAAATATCACAACAACATACATATACAAAAGATCATGTTTTATCCATAGGTGAATCATTAGCTTCAGATATAATGTGTGATTTTTTAATAAAAAATGGTTTTAATTCAATATCAGTAAAATATTCAGAAAAATATCATATAGACAATTTACATATTTATGAAAATCGGAAAAATTTAATTAATAGTTTTAAAAACCATAATTTACTATTAATTCAAAATTATCACAATAATTCAATCATACCAGTTTATTCTGGCTTTTTAGAAACAATAAATGAAAATATGATTAATACAATGGGAAGAGGATATACAGATACGACTGGTGCTATAATTGCAAATTCTATCTCTGCATCTAAATATATTATTTGGAAAGAAACAGGAGGTGTATTTAGTGGACATCCACATAAAATAAATAACGTACAATTAATAAAAAATTTATCAATAGATGAAGCAATACAATTGACAACATTTGGTAATGAAACTTTACATCAATTAACATCAGAGTTTGCGAAAGATAATATGCTTAATATATCAATAAATGATGTAATTATTGATCGAAAATATAATACAGATATATATTATAATATTGGTACATATGAGCAAGATATAATAGATAAAAAAATATATATTGATAATGAAAGTTTGTCATTTGAATCATTTATTCATCAAAAATCAATCAAAGACAAAAAATTTAAAGCAATTTGTTCAAAAAAAGATTTAGATATAATTCATGTGAATATATCAGGTGAATTACAAAAAAAGTTTATTAATAATTTTATAGATATAGGTACGATAATTTTGACTACAAATAATGCAGGTACTTCTATTTTGGTGGATAATATTATGAAGAGAAAAATATTGGAATTGGAAATTATGAAAAAAAATAGAGATCATTTTAAAATCAAATCTAATAAATCTATTATATGTTGCATAGGTGATTCTATGAAAGGATATATAGGTATTGCGGGAGAAATAATGAAAACTTTATCAAATCAAAATATTAATATAGAGATGATATATCAAGAATCTACAGAGAATAATATAATGATAGTTGTATCAAGTTTGGATGAAATTAATGCAATTGAATCATTACATAAAAAATTTATTTTATAATAAAAAATATTTCATTGTATAAAATGACAAAAAATATACCAGTAATTAAAACAAATGATCCATCTAAAACAAAATTACCAGTAAATTTGGCAATAGCACAAACTTTTATACAAATATATCAACATACCAATAATATTGACCATTCATATAAATCAGCAATGAATCATTGTATGACCAAAGATAATGATATTATACGATTGAATTGTGTTAATCAAGTTATTAAAGAACATAAAGATTTATTACAATCTTTATCAAAAAAAGAAACAAAAGAAGAAAACATAAAAACTATTAAAAATGCAATCACAAAAAGAAATTTTATTAATATTCCTAAAAAAGAATCAGGTACAAAAGATAAAATTTTTAAAAAAATACAACAACAATCAGATAAAAAACCTAAAAAATCAAGTAATGTAGGAAAATATCTTGAATCCAAAAATATTGCAAATCAAGAAAAATTTGTAAAAGATAATTATAATTTTGAAGATTCTAATAATAATTTACCAAAATTAAAAGATCCAGAAAAAGCAAAACAATTACAAGATGCAAAAAATAATATAAATCAAAATAATATAAATCAAAATAATAAATCTAATAATAATTGTAATTTTATCATTATTTTAATTATTTTAACATTAATTATTTTTGGATTAATTATATATTTTGTTTTTTTAGAAAAAAAAAATACTGATATAATTTCTTCAATTTAAATTTTTTTAATTTTTATAAATAAATGGGAAAAAATGAATTATCAAATAATGATCTTCTAAATAAAATCACATCAAAAATACAAAGTGGTTCAACTTCCAGATCTTTTATGTTTTGGTTACGTATAATAAATTTTTTATTATTGCTTTTAATCATATTTGTAATTAGTTACATCGTTTATATTGTCACAAATCGACAAAGATTTTCAAATACCTTGGGATATGTTTTAGATATAGGTATTAATACTGTAAATAATGATTCTAAATTAATACCATCACTTACTAATATTGGAATTAAAACATCAACTGGTGTACTAGATAATAAAACCGTTAAACAAAAACTTACAGATATTGTAAATAGTGGTATGACACAAGTTGAACAGAATGCACAATCACAAGCACAATCAAATGCACAATCACAAGCTGCCGGAGCCGCCGGAGCCGCCGGAGCCGC